CACACAGAGCTCGCCGACGTCGACCTCGCCATGATCAACCGTGACGTGGCGCAGTTCGGCCCTGACCTTGATTTGGACCTCCTCGGTATCCCAGACTTTGTCGTTGAACCGGCGGAGAAGTTCGCGCCACAGGCAGATGACGATGAGATCCCAGAGCGTCCCGAGACACGCACCAAGCCCGGCGGCGCCATCTATGTGGCTCACGCCGACAGCGAGGGATACAACTTCCGCGGCGCGCTGGTGGACTCAGGCTTCCTGCTCAAACAGTGCCTGATCTGGGTGAAGCAATCGATCGTAATGGGCCGCCAGGACTACCACTGGCAACACGAACCTATTCTCTACGGCTGGGCTGATGGCGGCTCTCACAGCTGGCACGGCGACCGGAAACAGTCCACCGTGTGGAACATCGACCGCCCGACGAAGTCCGAGGAACACCCAACGATGAAACCTGTTGAGCTGGTGGAGAAGGCGTTGGCCAACTCCACGCAGTACGGTGACATCGTGCTCGATGCCTTTGGTGGATCTGGAACCACGATGATCGCGGCCCAGAAGATCGGGCGAAAAGCGCGCCTGATTGAACTCGACCCACACTACTGCGATGTCATCGTTGCGCGCTGGGAGAAGTACACGGGCCAGAAAGCGGAGCTAATTGATGGCTAGGCCACCTGTCGAGATCGACATGGATAAGCTCGCAACGCTCATGCGGTTCAAGCCTACGGCTGAGGACTGTGCTGCGTTCTTCAAGTGCTCCATCGATACGATCGAGCGTCGGATACGCAACTGGACGACCTCTGACGAATGTCCAGAGGGCCTCAGTTTTGCGGCGTTTCGTGAGCAAAACATGGTTCACACCCGCATGAGCTTGGTCAAGAAGGCGCTCGAGAAGGCGTCGAAGGGCGACAACGTGATGCTGATCTTCTGCCTGAAGAATCTCTGCGGCTGGAAGGACAAGCAGCCCGGAGAGGAGCCGACTCCGACAGCGATCCTGAACAACGTGCAGGTTACGGATGATCAGCTGGCCAACCTTGTGCGCGTGGCGAGAGGAGAGACAAAATGATTGAAATGCTTACGCTCATCGCCCTTTGGTGCGGACAACCCGTGAACGCTACCAAGGGAGCTATGGGTATCAAGACGGGTTCTGAAATCACGGACCTTGAGGTGAAGACCTGTCGCGCGAAGCTTATTGCATGCGTCGACAAGCCGGGCGAGCGAATCGACGTCCTTGCACGGCGATGTTTCATTGGAGAGACAAAATGAACGATCAATGGAAGTTCCTGCCGACTACCGTCGGCCTCTCAGACAACAGCCTGCAGAACCTCGTGGTCGTCACATGCATCTCAAACCCAGTGCGGTTCAAGTCGCGGTACGCGCTCTACAAACGCTTTGCCGATGCGATGACTAAAGCAGGCGTGCGACTCATCACGGTCGAGCAAGGCCTCGGCGAGCGGCCATTTGAGATCACCGAGCGCGATCACATCCTGCATCTGCAGGTCCGCACCGAGGATGAGCTCTGGCACAAAGAGAACATGATCAACCTCGGGTTCAACTACGCGCTCCAGATCTTCCCGGACGCGCGGTATTTCGCGAGCGTTGACGCCGACGTCCTCCCGATGGGTGGTGCTGACGCCGTTCGCCCGTGGCTCGAGGAAACTGTGCAGATGTTGCAACACCACCACGTGGTGCAGATGTTTGAAACTGCAATTGATCTCGGACCTGATGACCAAATGGTAGGACAGCCGGTAACTTCCTTCATGGCGCGCTATATCCAGAGCGGATATGAGATGCCCCAGCGCGGAGGGTACTGGTCTGAAAACGACTACCACGAATTGCACGGACACCCAGGATACGCATGGGCGTACACCAAGCACGCCCTCGACAACATGTCATCGCCCCTCGGAGGACCGCTCATCGAGCACGCAATCCTCGGCGCTGGCGATCGCCATATGGCTCTTGGCCTTGTGGGCTGCATGGAGCAGAGCTTCGAGCATCTAAACGACGCCTACCGCAGCACGCTGATGCAATGGCAGATGCGCTGCGAGCGGTGGATCAAGCGCGACGTTGGGTACGTGAAACGCTCGCTCTACCACTACTGGCACGGCAAAAAGCGCGATCGCGGTTACACCGACCGTTGGAAGATCCTGCGCGACAACAACTACGATCCGATGACCGATCTCACTCGCGATGCTCAAGGGCTCTTGAAGCTTGAGACGTGGGACGATCGGCAGATTCGCTTGCGCGATCAGATCAGGTCGTACCTACGGTCACGGAATGAGGATTCGATCGATTTATAAGGGGGAGCGATGCTCGAGTTTGTATTGGCTCTGTTTGACAACGTACGCCAGCTATCACAGATCGTCGCGATCATTGGCGCGCTTGTATTTGCGCTTGTACTGTCCTCGTCGGCAATCATTCATGACACCTTAAACAAGGAACTTCGCCCGAAGTTCTGGAGAATCGTACGCACGTCAGCGGTTTGGTTGGCTTGTTTGGCAGCGCTGGCTTGCGTGCCGGGAATCGAGGACATGTGGAAGGTACGCATCGGACTGATCAAGTACCAGTTGGCGAGCCCAGCGAACCTCGGCAAAGCCGTCGACACAATCGAACGCATTGGACACAAGCTCGAGTGCAAATACATCGGGTGTGAAGAGCCGAAGAAAGAAGACAAGTAGTTATCCCGTGGTCCCGAGGGAGCAGTATCGGGGCGCCTGAATGAACTGCACCTTCGCGCGAAAGCGGACCGGATGAAAGGGCTCATACCCCGACTTCGATTCGTACAACCACCGAAGATGCGGTTCCTTGAGGCGGCGGCGTGGGAAGCTGGAGTAGGAGGCCAATGCCTTTAGGTGGGCAGACTCCGAAACTGGAGACACGCGGAGTGATTGTCGTTCAGGTCAGCATCGTCGGATGAAAGCGACACGTTGCCGACGCAACGGTGACAAACTTCTGACCGGCCCGGAGTAGCGCCCTGGCCCGTCTCAACTTGAATGAACCGGTAGCTTTAATGGTTAGAGCAGCGGCCTGTTAAGCCGCGGGTTGGTGGTTCGAATCCATCCCGGTTCGCCAACTAAAAACAGGAGGTCCACATGACCGAACTTGAAATCAAGGTCGACAACGAAATCGGAAACGATACCGAGCACCAGCGCGTGACGCTGCTCAAGTACGTGAATTACGGCCGCCGGCTCCAGCTTGAGTCGACTGGTAGCGTGACGAAGGAGGAGCTCGAAGCCGCCCTCCAGGCGCAGGCGACAGCGATCCTCGGCGAAGTGGATGCCGTCCTCAAGCAGACTGGCGAAGCGCAGGCCGCTGTCGAACAGATCATGGAAGACCAGGAGTTCGAGAAGCTCAAACAGAAGTACTCCGAAGACCACGACATCGAGCCGGTCAAGGCGTTCGGCGAGCTTCTCGACAGCGTCGATGCCAAGCACACCGAGATCATCAAGACGATCCGCGAACCAGGGCTCGCAGCGATTCGCGCGAAGTACGTGAAGGCCGAGTAACTCCCCTCACATCAGCCATCTCCAGGTTGATGGGCGTTGCTGACTGACGAACAGATTCGTTCCCGGCAGCAATGCTGGGAGATGGGCATCATTGCTACCTGGTACCTGCGACCATCGCAGCTCGATATCTATGAGCTTCTGGTGCGCGAGCGCTATCCGTTCGTCGAAGCTGCCCGCCGGTTTGGGAAGACGACGTCGATCATCACGTTCGTGCTCGAGCAGCTTCTAAAGAATCCAGGCTGGATCTGTCGCTGGTGCTTTCCGAACAAGAACCAAGCGCGCGAGGTCATGATCCCGGAGATGGAGAAGATCCAGACGTGGACGCCCGAGGCTCTCAAGTTCAAGTACAAGACCGTTGACTCGGTGTTCGAGGGTCCGCGTGGATCCAAACTCTTCATCCGCGGCGTGAACGAAGACCGCGGGAACTCTGCGCGTGGCCCTGCCGCAAACATCCTGATCTGCGACGAGTACGGCTTCTGGACCGACCCCAGCTACGTGGTGAAGAGCTGTCTCTTGCCTCAGCTGGAGAACCAAGAGGGCCGCTGGCTTATCAAAGCATCTACACCTGCAGAGGAGCTGGGACACGCGTACTATAAAGAGAAAAAGGAAGCCAAGCGGCGTGGCAAGTTCATCTCGAAGACGATCTACGACAAAGAGACACTCACAGAGGAAGAGCTCAACGAGATCATCGAGGAGTCTGGAGGTGTCAATTCACCTTCGTTCCGCCGCGAGCGTCTCTGTGAGGAGATTGCAGATCCCGAGCTCCTGGTTTGCCCCGAGTATTCTGACGTGGTTGGAGACGGCGGGAATGTCGTTCCGAACGACTATCCCCGTCCCGAGTTCTTCACGCCCTACGTTGGCGGAGACTCTGGAGCTGACGATAACACTGCGATCCTTTTCGGCTACTACGACTTCATCAAGGCCGAGTTCATCGTTGAAGACGAGATCGTCGTAAACGGCAAGACGACAGGCACGATCACGGGACTGGCGAAGATACTGGAGATGGACCTCTGGGGCACGGATCGCACGATCAACTTCGACGAGCTCCGCGGAGCGGTCGAAACCGAGAGTGGACGCAAGGAGATCGACCGCCTCTTCAAGGAGGCGACGAACAAGCCTCGCCGGCGCGTATACGACGCCGACAAACAGACCGTGTTCGACCTCTATGGCGACTACAAATACCCGATGTTGCCGGCCGAAAAGAGCGACAAGCGCGCGGCCATCCATGCTTGGCGCGTCGACGTGGGCCTGCGGCGCTTCAAGATCAAAGAGAAGTGCGTGAATTTACGAGAGCAGATGCGCGTCGGCATGTGGAAGGACGCCTTGAAAACTGACTTCCGGAGAACGGAAGGTCTAGGCCACCTTGACGCTATTGCAGCTGCAATCTACCTTAATCGTTGTATTGACAACGCTCACAATCCGGTTCCTCACAACCACGGTGTCAGCTTCCATACTCACCATATCAATCCCGAGTCAGCCATCTCGCGGGGTTCGACTGAAGACAGGCTCGCAAGGCTCTTCAGTTCGCAACTCAAAGCGAGAAGCAGGCGACGGTGAAACAATACTTCGCAACTCTTCCCTCTGATGAACTATGTGGCAAAGCTGGCGAGCTGATTCGACGCTTTCACAAGCATACCCGCAGCACAGGGCTTCGCGAACGATGTGAAAAAGCTGAGGCTCTCTACTTCGGTGAGCATGGTGATGCAGACACTAGCCGGATCGTTGCCGTAGGTGACGATGGCGAGATGATGGCACTGTCCGTAAACGAATTCCGGACGCTGATCAGGCACTCACTTGCGCTCATCACCGCTCAAAAGCCCGCCTACGACCCACGAGCGAAGAACTCCGATCTCGAATCGATTCAGCAGACGAAGCTCGCCGCAAACATCATCGACTCATACATGGTCGAAAAGCGCCTCGGTCGTCACCTGGCAAGCTGCGCAGAGCGCGCGCTCGTCTCGGCAAAAGCCTACGTCTACATGAAGTGGAACACGGGCCTCGGAAAGGCATATGGCACCAAGCCGGTCCTGGATAGTAACGGCGAACCAGTTCTCGATGAGAACGGAGAACCCGTCGAAAAAGTCATGCACGAGGGTGACGTAGAGGCCGGCGCTCGTTCCCGCTTTGAGGTGATCTATAACCATCGCCTGCGCGATTGGACAAAGAACAAATGGGTCATCGTGAAGTCTTGGGAGAGCCGCTGGGACGAGATGGAGCGGTATCCAGACATTGCCGAAGACATCGCAAGCCTCCCGGGCACCGATGAATTCGAAGAAGACGTCTCGGAGCGCGATCGCCACAGTGAAGACGAAGTCGAGGATGAAGATCTCATTCCTGTCTACGAACTCTACCACCTGAAGACCGACTCTGTGCCGAACGGGCGGTACTACAAGTTCTACAACAGCAAGCTCTGGGCTTATGACGGGGGAATTCAGTACAGCCGCCTCCCCGTCTTCCCGATGTCTCCTGGCGAGCGCTTCGATACGACCGAGGGATATACCGACGCGTTCGACATCATGGGCTTGCAGGACGCTGCGAACGTCCTCCACTCCATTCCATTCACGAACCAGCAGGCACTCGGCGTCCAGTTCATTCACTTGCCCGATGGATGTGAGTTGAGCGAAACGATGTTCCGCGGACTAGCGGTCCTCAAGGGTGGCGTGCCGGGCACAGAGCCAAAGGGTTTGCAGCTCACCAGCACCGCGAGCGAAGTGTTCAAGAGCATCGACGTCATTGGCGGCGCGATGCAAAAGCAGATGGGCCTCAACGACGCCGTAACTGGCGATATGGACATCAGCTCCAAGACCACCGGCATCGCGCTTGAGCGCATGCAGGCTATGGCGATCCAGTACTCGAACCCTGGACAGAAATCATATGCAGAGCTCTGCGAGGACGTTGGCACGTTCCTCTTCGAGCTGATCAAGACGTTCGGCAAAACGGAGCGCCTTGTCGCCCTCGGCGGGAAACACAACCGCGGAGCGATGACGTCGTACACTGGCCAAGACATCGCCGATATCGAGCGAGTCAGCGTCGACCTCGGCAATCCGCTATCGCGCACACTCGCGGGTCGACTGGGTCTCGCCGACAAGCTCCTCGACAAAGACAAGATCAACGCAAAGCAATACCTGCAGGTCGCGACAACAGGTCAGCTCGACACGATCACCGAGTCGGAAGAATCCGAGCTCGACCTGATCCGCAAAGAGAACGAAAGCCTGATGGACGGAAATCCCGTTCTCGCTATCGTCGGAGATCTCCACATTCTCCACGGAAGAGAACACAAGACTGTGATCAACGACCCACACCTTCGTGATCGAGCCGCGAAGGGCGATGAAGCCGCGATGAAGATCCTAAACGCAGTAACGGCCCACATGCAGGAGCATGAGAGGCTCTGGAGCGGTCAGACGCCGTACTGGGTTGCGATCTCCGGCGAACCGCCACCGCCACCGCCGCCACCTCCGATGCCATTGCCGCCAGGTGGGCCACTACCTCCTGATGGAGCGCCACTACCACCTCCGCCTGGGCCAGTGGACGGACCACCCCCACCATTGCCTCCACCGCCGGCGGTTGGGTGAGCCATGAACAAGCACGGGAAGGTCGTATGCAGAGAATGCGGAAAGACGATCTTCCAGGGCAGGCGTCCTCGAAACCGGACGACGACCTACTCGACGTGCGCGGAGTGCATCCGAAAGCAGGAAAAGGAAAAACGAAAACACCTCACAGATAGCCATCTCCTCAAACCAACATGAGGAGGATTGCAGATGAGCGAAGCCACAGGCGCAGTAAGCGCGGCATCAGCAGACGCAACTCCTGCGACAGACAGCGTGGACTCAACGCAGACGTCTCAGGGGATGCAGCAAGGAGTCACACGCGACGATTTCAGCCAAGAGGACGGACAGAGTTCCGAACAAAGCCAGGAGAAAAAAGCGGCGCAGATCGCTGAGGAACTGGAAGAGATCGCGCTTGGCTCCGTGAAGGGCAAGGTGCCAAAGGCCCTCGCCAAAGCCATCAAGGACTTCGAGCGCGGCTCGCAAGCAAAGATGCGCGAGGCGGCCGAGGCCCGCAAGCAGGCACATGAAAACCAGCAGCTCCTCGCTCTCCTCGACCGAGATCCGGATGCGTTCGCTGAGCACTACGCCCGCATGACGGGCAAGCGTCTTGATCTCGATGCGTTCGCCGAAGAGCGGCTCGCACGCAAGTACGACCTCATGCATATGACCCCTGAGCAGCGCAGGCTCTACGATGCTGAGCAACGCCTTCAGCAGATGGAGCGGGCCGAGCTTCAGTCCAAGAGTGGCGTGATCGCAGAAATACGGTCCATGCTCGGCGAAGATGCTCCGCCGAATCTTGAGAAGTTCTCAAAAGAAGAACTCCAGGGATTCCTCCACCAGCAACGCGCAGTCCAAGATCATGTGCAGCAGAGTTTAAACAATGAAGTTGTTGAGGCATGGAAAGAGTCTGGACTTCCGAAACACAAATATTTCGGAGCGCTTATGTCCTTCACGATGATGTCGCACATCCGACAGAACCGCGAAGCGATCGAGCGTGGCGAGATCCAGCCTTTACAAGCGAAAGAGGCTGCTGCTAGAGTCAAGGAAGATTTCACGGGTGTTGTACGAGAAGTCGTCGCTCAAATGGACCCGCAGGGTATCCAAGACCTTCTCGGAAAAGAGATACTCGCGAAGATCAGACAGCACGACATCGATCGAGTAACCGCGAAAGCGGCCTCTGAAGTCGGCCTGAATAGACGCCCTGGTGCTTCACCAGCAAGCGAGAACCCACGAAAACCAATGAACGAATACGAGTGGCGAGATCATATCCGCCGCATGAAGGTCTGAACGTTTTTTCGCTTTCGGCGTCTCTCCTCACGAGAGCCTGAGGCATAAATTTTTTCACGCGCATCACGCCATCTCCGGCGCGCGACACCCGGAGAATATTCATGGCTGATGTAGCAGAGAACCTAAACGCGCTCCACAAAACCGTCTACAACGAAGGTGTTCCGGAGCTCGTCCCCAATATCGCAATCCTTCAAAAAGACATTCCCTTTGAAACCGGCAAAAAGATCGGTGACTACTTCGAAGCTGCTGTCCGCTTGGCGCTGCCCAACGGCTTCACGCACGAAGTCTCCGACGGCACTGCGGGCGTTTACTCGTTGAACGACGCGAAAGCCGGCACGCAGAAGAAGGCGAAAGTCTACGGCTACCAGACAGTGCTTCGCGACCAGATGTCGTACGACGACGCTGCAAAGGCGATGACCTCGAAGGCGGCCTACAAAGAGGGAACAAGCTTCTTCTTCGAAGGCCTCCAGCAGTCCGCACGTAAGCGCAAAGAGTCCCAGCTGCTGTACGGCGGCGTCGGCATCGGCGAGGTGCAGACGTACACTGGTGGCGACCCGTCCATCGTGATCAAAGTTGCTGAATGGGCGCCTGGCCTCTGGTCTGGAATGCTCGGCGCAGAAATCGACGTCCACAGCGGTTCGACTTCGACCGTTCGTGGCTCGGTCACCGTCGCCGGAATCGACATCGAGAACCGCAAGCTCACGCTGTCCGGTACGGTCTCGAGCTGCGCAGCTGGCGACAAGATCTACTTCAAAGGCGCGTACGGCAAAGAGATCCTCGGCGTCCACAAGATCCTGAGCAACACGTCCACGATCTTCAACATCGACGCGTCGGTGTATGAGCTCTGGAAGTCGCCAACTCTGGCGATCACCGGCTCGCTCTCCTTCAAAGCGGTAAAGAAGGTCTTGGCGAAAGCTGTTGGTAAAGGCCTGCAGGAAGACGTGAACCTCTACGTCAACCCGAACGGCTGGGATGACCTCGCAGAAGACATCTCGAACATGCGCACGACGGACAAGAACGACGTCCGCCGCGTTGAGATCGGGCACGAAGAGATCATCTACGTCTCGCAAAACGGCAAGACTGTCGTGAAGTCTCACCCGATGGTGAAAGAAGGCTACGCATACGGCTTGTGCATGCCGACTTGGCACCGCATTGGCGCATGTGACTTCCAGCTCGGTGTCCCTGGCGTCGACGAGGGCAACACTTGGTTCCACCTGCCGACCAAAGCAGGTTTCGAAGCCCGCGGCTTCATGAACCAGGCGATCTACTCGGAGTCGCCCGGAAAATCGTTCTACATCTCGGGCATCGTCAACACGACCGCATAACCAAAATTGATTTTTTCAGTGGGTGGGGAGGTTTCCTTCGCTGGCCTCCCTGCCCCCTGACTCTAACCGCTTGGCACAGGAGTCTTAAATGGGTCTGTCTCTTATCAAGATTGAACACCAAGATCTTCAAGTCGATATGGAGCGCCAGCTGCTCGCTGATGCGACCAACAACCGTTTCCAATTCGGCCAACGCCTGATGGCGTATGTCCGCAAATGCATGGGCGGTCAAAAATCCGTGAAGATGGTCGTCGGCATCAACGCTGCGAAAGCGTCTGGCACGGTCACCGCGGCATCCACGGTTGCGACGAATACCGTCACGATCAACGGCGTGACGTTCACTGCTGTCGCTTCGGGCGCGACTGGGAACCAGTTCAACATCGGTGCAGATGATGCGGAAACCATGGTGAACCTTGCCGCGGCTATCAACGCGTCTGCAACAGCGCTCATCAGCGGTTATGTGACCGCAGCCGCAGCGAGCGGAGTGTGCACGATCACGGCCGCACTTCCTGGTCTTCTTGGAAACGCAATCACGCTCGCATCGAGCGGATCGACCGTTGCCGTCAGTGGTTCTCGCCTTACCGGCGGCGATCAGGGCGCGACGGAAAAAACGTACTACTTCGGAAGCGCGAGCTAAGGAGGCGTAGATGGCAGGCACTGTAACTGTCACCACCGACCCGCGCCGCGGTTCGAATGGAATTGGTGGCAAAAAGATCGCGCGCGTCGTGGTCGATTGGACCTCGGACGCATCAGGGGATGCCACCGGATCAATCGGCGAACTCTACGGCTGGCTCGTGAAGATGGTAACCGACCCTGGCTCGGCCGCTCCCACTGACAACTACGACATCACGCTCGTTGATGAAAATGGCGTTGATGCGTTGGCTGGCGCTGGGGCCGATCGGGACACGGCGAACAATGAACAGGCTGCGCCGGTTATCACGGGAGCTCAGAACGCTGTGCTTCTGTGTGGCACGCACACGTTCACGGTCGCAAACGCGGGCAATGCGAAAACCGGCAGAGCGATTTTGTACATCGTCGACAGCCTCTGAGGAGTAGGACATGAAGAAGTTCAGCGTGCGGCTCTTTGCCGCGATTGCACTCGTGTACTCGGTCGTATCCTTTGCGGCCGTAACCGTCACGGTCAACGGAACGAACCACACCATCCCTCAGACGAACGAAAAAGGCTGGGGCAACAACGTAACGGCCTGGATTCAGGCAATCAGCCAGTACACGCTGCAGCCGTCCGGTGGCTCATTCGTTCTTACGGATGATACGGACTTTGGCGCGAACTTCGGCCTCAAATCGATCTATCTGAAATCTCGTGCGACGAACCCGGCGACGGCCGGGACCTTGCGGCTTGGCAATACGGAGTCGATCGGATGGCGGAACGCCGCCAATAGCGCGAACCTCCTGCTATCGGTCGACTCAAACAACATCCTCACGTTCAACGGTAACCCGCTTGCTAGCACGAGCGCATTCACAGCCTCGCGAGCGGTTCAGACCGCCGCCAATGGCACTCTTGAAACTTCAAGTGTTACTTCAACAGAGCTCGGCCGTTTGTCCGGAGTTGGGTCTTCGCTATGCGGTCGGACCGACACATGCACGCTCACGAATAAGACTCTTACTGCGCCGTTGATCACCGCGTTCGACAACAATGTCACGCTTCAAGACAATAACGACGCGACAAAGCAGGTCCAGTTCCAGCTGAGTGGAATCACGACCGGGAATACACGAGTTCTCACGGTCCCAGATGCCACCACGACTATCGTTGGCACCGACGCCACGCAGACGCTCACGAACAAGACATTTGATGCTGATGGCACCGGAAATTCGATCACGAACATTGAAAACGCCGATATCAAGTCCACCGCGGCGATTGCGCGCTCAAAGCTTGCCACCGGGACGACAAACCGGTTGGTCATAAACAACAGTTCCACTGGTGCGATGACCGACGCCTCGGCCATCACAGCTTCACGAGCGCTGGTTTCAGATGCCAACGGAATCCCAACCCACGCCACCACAACTTCTACCGAGATCGGTTACGTCAACGGAGTCACGAGCGCAATCCAGACGCAGCTCGATGCAAAGCAGGCACGATCGACGCTCACGACCAAGGGCGATCTATATGCCGCAACGGCGTCGGCGACTGTCGCGCGCCTCGGGGTCTCCGGAAATAACGGTTACGTCTTAACGGAAGACTCCACCCAATCAACCGGGATGAAGTGGGCCGCGATTCCGGCCGTGTCGGTCGAATACTTTGCTGCGACCTCTTCGACCAAAACGCCGACTGCATCCGGCAACTACTCGCAGATGACCGGCAACTCGGTCACGGTCCCGGCCGGTGATTGGTTACTGTCGTGTCAAATTCATTTCACATCGTCGGGCGGATCGCCGACATACAGCGAGGGAAAAGGTTATTGGGCGACAGCTAACGGCGCAGATAA